TTCCTCAAGTTTACTGGAGATAAGCCCACGTCATATTGCGTTCTTTGGTCTAACGTGCGTGGCGTCGGCAAAGGATGGTTTACAGAGCTTGCCCGAGCTTTGTTAGGCCGACGACACGTAGCACCTGCTACTGCTGATAGTTTGGCCGAGAAGTTCAATCTCCATACCGTGAATACCCGGTTGCTCATAGCTCATGAGTTCCACGCCTCCACTGGCTCCAATAAGAAGTTGGCGCTCCAGTATCTCAAAACCTACGTGGGCGATGAGACGATTATGGTACGAGCTATGAATCGTAACCCATACGCTGCTGAGGTCCGGGCTGGGCTCATTATTACCGTCAATGATAAGAGTGAGATGCCCAGCGACGGTCTGGGGGACAGACGTCAATGGTATATTGAGGCCGGCGCAACTGGGGTAGAACCATGGGAACCAGAGAGCGATGAATGGAACCGCGTTTGGGCCGCTCTCAAAGATACTGAGGAAATGAGTCGATTCGCTCGTTGGGTTCACGATGCTAAGTGGGTAGACTTCAAATCGTGGCGACCTCCTATGAGTGCTGATAGAGTGGAGGACTTGATGGAAGGTATGACTATGCCAGTACAGCTGGCTTACGAGGTTTTAGTACACTGCCGCGATCTGGGCGTGCGAGTAGCTGACCCCAAAACGATTAGGCTGCTCATAAATGAGCGACTAGAAGGGCAGGAGCTACACCTGGTGGGCAAGGCGTTCGGTAAGTGTCTGAGAGAGGCAGGCTGGTGGACTCATAAGATGTACGAGCGCGCTACTGACTCGAAAAGCGCAGCTTGGTTCACTGAGATACCGAATGGGCCCCAATTTCACCCCTCCGGTGTCCCCGCATTGATCCGCGAAGATGCTATGAAGATAGTGAGAAAGTTCTGATTCACCCTTATCCCCCCGGTTCCCCCCGGCGTGGTCTACCGGGCGTAGAGGCTGGTTTTGGGGGTGAAGGGGGGTAAGGGGATAAAAAATTGGGTCTATAGCGCCCGCCCGCTCGCGTATACGCGAGGGCAGATAAAAATTACCCCCCTTCCCCTTCCCCCCCTAGAACCATTAAAACCTGTGATTTCGCACACCCACGTGCGAGACGGCCCGAGCTCACCATCAGGAACGCAACGCATTCATCAGCGTGACGTCCTGATTTGGCCCCATATTGGTACATCCATCTGTATGTGTGGTGTGTCAGCACAGCATGCCATGTTAGCAAGCACTCGCTAACTTGTTATGTTAGTAAGCACTAACTTGCCGCATACCCCTACTGGTATGGGTTAGTACCCATGGGGGTAGGGGTTAGTACCCATGGGGGTAGGGGTACAGCACACTAAGGGTAAACCCTTAAGGGTTTTTACATCACCGATGTTAGGGTTTCCCCTAGTACGGTCGCACTCGTTTCAGACCGATAATCCTACCAGGTGTCGGGAACTCCTCGGCGCCGCAAACGTAACCTGGAGTCTGTAACATGTCATACCGTCTCATCACCAAGGCTACCCTCAAGATCGTGTCGGCGACCGGCGTGGAATCCTCGCGCGATGTCGAAGTCCGCGCATACCCCGCTCCCAAGCGGGACGCGGCCGGTTCGATCACGATCGATGGCGAAGCGAGCACTTACAAACGTACCGGCGGCAAGGGACGCGGTACGGTCGACAACCGTTACGCCTACGCAACCGTGAAGGGCACGCCGGGCTACTTCGCGATCACGGAGCCGGAGGCAGCGGCTCTCGTCGGCGGAGTCGCGACGCTCACGAGCATCGTCGCCCCCGTCGCGCCGGCAGCTCCGGTCGAAGGCGAGCAGGCGCCCGCGCCCGCGCCCGCGAAGGCACTCCGCCGCGTGAAGGCGCAGGCATGAGCGCGCGGTACATCGAGCTTCCCCCCGAAGCTCTGCTGATGCTCTTCGGTATCCTCGCGTAACCCGCACGACCCAGCCCCCCACTCGGGGGGCTTTTTTGCGCCGGGTCACCACACGCACCAACACACTGCGCCCGCTGGCGGGCGCTAATCGTTGTGCTGCGAGCTGTGCGAGCCTATTAAGTGCTTTACTCGTTGTGCTGTACGCGAAGCGTGCCCGTTAAGGTATTTCTTTTGATGCTGAATTGGGTTTATTTGTGGAATGAAAAGAGGCGGGGCGGGTGAGGGTTTAGAGGTGTGGGCCCCCGACCTAGACCGACCATAAAAATACACACACATACGAAAATAATTCTAGACTCATAGGCCCGGACAGCCTTATAATCGCCCCATGGATGATGATGACGACGCCCTTCAGCAGCAATTCTACGTGGCCGCTATGGCCAATGGATCTACTGGAAGTGAATCCTTGGACCTACTTCTTCAGAAAGGTCTATATGGGAGTAAACTCCCCAAGGAACTCAAGGGCAAAAGGGCAGCGGATGCGTTCCAAAATGCATTCGATTTGATCGGAGGCATCCCTCGACTGGCCCTCTGGGCAGACAAGAACCCCAGCGCGTTCTTCACACTTTACTCAAAGCTCATCCCCGCTACTGTAAAGGCTGACGTCCACGCTAAAATTACCATCGACGCGCCATGGATGAACCCCAACAGGCTCAGTTACCAGAATACTGAGGTCATCGAGAATGACCCAAGTTGAAGATGACGGCCCTCGCCTATCAACCGCGTGAGCACTTCATCCCGTTCCATAATAGAACGCAACGATGGGCGTCGCTCAACACCCACCGCCGAGCTGGTAAAACCGTAGCCCTTGTCAACGATGTTCTCTACGGTGCTTTGCAGTGCCCGCTGAGAAAGCCCCAACTAGCATATGTCGGCCCCACGTTCACACAGGCCAAACGGATCGCCTGGACATATCTCAAAGACTACGCTGAGCCGTATCTGGCCAAGCCGCCGCAAGAATCCGAGCTGAAACTCACACTCAAGAACGAGGCCACCATACACGTCCTCGGTGCAGATAACGCGGACAGCCTTCGAGGCATGTATTTAGATGGTGGAGTCGGGGACGAGTATGCAATGTTCCGTCCCTCAGTCTTTTCCCAAGTCATTCGACCCGCGCTCTCGGACAGAAACGGATGGTGGGTTTTCGCATCTACTCCTCGTGGCAAGAATCTATTCTATACAACGCATAGATTGGCGGAAAAGACACCAAAGGATTGGTTCAGTTTAACTCTACGCGCGAGCGCGAGCGGACTCATACCAATAGCTGAGCTTGAAGAGCTTCGGCGTCACATGGATCCAGAGGAATATGCACAGGAGTACGAATGCTCTTTCGACGCAGCACTAAAGGGGGCCATTTACGCTGGGGAAATGGACTCATTGTTCGCAGATGGGCGAGTCCTGCCAAATTTGTACGACCCAAATCTGGAGACCCACTGCGTTTTCGACATCGGATTCACTGACGCAACCGTTATGATCTGGTGGCAGATAAACCCACAGACTCAGAAGCGTCGAATTGTGCGAGTTCGGTGCACATCTGGGGTGGATATTTTCTATCATATAGCCGCTATCCACAATTTTCCAGGAGAAGTTGGCGAAGTTTGGCTCCCCCATGATGCCCGGGCCAAGAATCTACAAACTGGGAAGTCAGTAGTTGAGCAATTTCTAAGCGAGGGTATTCATCCTAAGATTGTATCCTCTCATAAAGTACGCGATGGCATTTCTGCGGCCAGAAAAGTGTTCCCCTCGGTGGAGATTGACGAAAGCGACACTGAGGACTTGATCGAAGCTCTCAAGAGCTACCGACGCGAGTGGAATGAAGACCTGGGCATGTTTAGCGAGCGCCCAGTTCATGATTGGTCGAGCCACTACGCAGATTGCTTTCGTTACTTTGCCCTAGTTACAGGGGAAGCAAAAACTTCTGTAACCTTACTAGACCAACCCAAAGATGGTTTCAACCTTGAGACCCTCTTTTCTGATAGAGAACTGCAGCTTGGTGACGCAAGGAGAATAGCGTGAGCACAGAAGTCGAACAAGACCCTTGCAAAAGGTGGATCGCAGAGATTGATGTCGCCGAGAAAGAACTGAAACACTTTCATAAGCGCGCTAAGAATGTCGTCAAGAGATTTCTGGACGAGCGGGATACGTTGAATAGCGCATCCAATTGGTTCAATATTTTCTACGCGAACACCAATATTCTGGAGTCGGCCCTTTATAGCCAACTTCCGAAGCCATTAGTGTCGCGTCGGTTCAAAGATTATGATGACGATATTGCTCGTGTGGCTTCGATCATCATTCAACGTTCTATCTCTCAAGATTTGGACGATCCCAGGGATACGTTTGATTCTGCGGTTCGACAGTGCGTACAAGATCGTTTAGTACCAGGTCTGGGCCAAGCTTGGCTTAGATTGGAGACTACGACAGAAGCCATAGATGATGTGATCCCCGAGGGACAGCCAGATACTGAGGAAGAAGCTCCTGAGGCATATCAACGTATCACGGATCAGCGCGTTTGCGTGGATTACGTGTTCTGGAACGATTTTCTGTGGTCTCCGTGCCGCGTATGGAATGAGCGTCGCTGGATCGCCCGGCGCGTCTATATGTCCCGGGATGCGCTGGAAAAGCGGTTCCCCAGGTTTGGAAAACTAATTCCCTTGGATTTCAATCCAACTAAGCTCGGCGATGATACAGGGGTTGGGTCAACCCCTAAAGATGAGGCAGTTAAGAAAGCCGTCATATATGAGATTTGGGAGCGCAAGTCTCGTAGGGTTTTCTGGATCAGCAAAGGATTTGGTCAGATTCTAGACGAACAATCTGATCCGCTTGGTCTAGTAGGGTTTGAGCCATGTCCTACACCTATGCTGGCTAATATCAGCACTAGTAATTGTACCCCACGCCCGGATCATTATATGATCCAGGATCAGTACAATGAATTGGATAACATCAATAATCGGATTAGCAAGCTCATTAAGGCTTGTAAAGTAGTGGGGGTGTACGACAAGAGTGCCGTGGGCGTCGCTCGGATGCTTAAAGAGGGTTTTGATAATGACCTGATTCCAGTTGATAATTGGGCAGCATTCGCAGAAAAGGGCGGGGTTAAGGGTCAAGTCGATTGGCTTCCCTTAGAAGTTGTCGTACAAGCCTTAAATCAGCTCAATATAGCTCGTGAAGCTATTAAGGCTCAAATCTACGAGCTTACAGGCATCGCGGACATCGTTCGTGGGGCGAGCAAAGCTAGTGAGACCCTAGGGGCCCAGGAAATCAAGGCTAAGTTTGCATCAGTTCGTATCAAGAAGCTACAAGATGAGGTAGCTCGGTTCGCCGCTGAGATTCTGCGTATCAAAGCTGAGATTCAAATTCGTCATTTTGAGCCTGAGATTCTACTCAAAATATCCAACATAGAGGCTACGCCAGATGCCCCTCTTGCTATGCAAGCTATGGATTTGCTCAAGAGTGACGAGGGATTTGAATGGCGCATTACAGTTACTGCAGACTCCATTGCCCAAGCTGATTATGACATGGAGAAACAAGATCGCATGGGTTTCTTGACCGCAGTAAGTGGATACCTGGAGAAGGCAGGAGCTATGTTCCAAACTGTGCCTCAATCTGCTCCGTTGCTCGTCGGTATGCTGAAGTGGGCTATTGCCGGATTCCGTAACGCAACTGAAATCGAAGGTATGATGGATAAGGCCCTCGATGATCTCACTAAGAACCCACCTGAGGATAAACCCAATCCTGAGGCTCAAAAGGCTCAGGTCGAGCAGCAAAAGATTCAGCAGCAAATGCATATCGAGCAGCAGAAGGCGGATCGTGAGGCCCAGGCTGCTGAACGTCAATTGCAGATCGATGAGCAACGGGCTCAGATGGAAACGACCATGGATCAGCAAGCCAACGAAATGAAGTTGGCGATGGAGCAACAGATGGGTGAGCTCAAAATTTGGCTAGAGACCACCCTTGCGCACATCAAGCTTCAGGGTGCTCAGCAGCAAGCCGATCAGAAGGCTCAGGAGCACGCTATGAATTTGGCTCAGGATAGTCAGCAACATGATCTTAAGATGAAAACAGTTCAAGAAACCTCGGCCTTGGCGGTGGAAACCAAGAAGGCTGAAGCCAAAGCGGCGGCTACCGCCAAACCTGCCAAAAAGGAGTGATCATGCCCAGTACATCAGCCAAGCAAGCACGTACTATGGCCGCAGCTGCCCACGACCCATCATTCGCCAAGAAAGTGGGTATACCGCAGACTGTGGCTAAGGAGTTTAACCAAGCTGACAAGGGTGGTAGTCTACTTAAGAGTGCTATGACGGCTAAGATGCTCAGGAGGAAGAAATGAGTGTTCGCCAATCTTGGGTCTACCCCAGCGATGGGGGCGAACCGTACTTGAAGGGTACAAGACTAGAGGTCACGGTTAAGGATGGCGTGACCATACTTCCCGACCTTCCTGACTTTGTCTCTCCCATCGATGGCAAGACGTATCGTGGGAGGGCAGGTCTGCGGGAGCACAACATCAGAAACGATGTCGTGTGCAACGAGGATTTGAAGGGGTTGCCGGCTCTTCAAACCAACAGTGATTTCCGCTCTGCGGAGCAAAAACGGTCGGATGCGGAAAATCGCAAACGACTTCTCATCAATCAAGTTAACAAACATTATAGGTGATATATGGCCGATGATCGTCGTGCAGCCATCGAAGCGGCGTTTGATGCCGCCGAAGAACTGCCTGTGGACCCTCCCGTGGGAACTCAGGTAGAGATTACTGAGCCCATTAAAGAGGAACCCATCAAAGACGAATTGGTCAAAGATGAACCTGTAAAGGATGAACCTCTCAAAGATGAGCCGGTCAAGGACGAGAAAATCCATTCAGTTGATAAACCGCCCCAATCTTGGAGGGCGGCTCAGAAGACAAAGTGGGCCACTCTTGAACCTGATGTTCGCCAGGAGATCATCCGGCGCGAGCGCGAGACTGAGAAGGTGCTGAGCGAGTCGTCGGTGGCTCGTCAGATCGCTCATTCATTCTATGAAGTGGCCCAGCCTTATATGGCAAGGATTCAAGCTGCTGGGCTTCATCCCGTAGCTGCGGCCCAGGAATTGTTCAAAACTGACTATCTTCTATACACAACTAAGGGTGCTCAGCAAGCGCAACTAATGGCTAAGCTCATCACCGATTACGGTGTGGACATAGCTGCCTTGGATGCTGCGTTATCTGGGGCAGCTACGTCTGTTGATCCAGTTCAGAGCACAGTTGATAAGTTGCTTCAGGAACGGTTGGCCCCGTTCATGAGCTTCATCGAACAGCAAACTCAGCAGAACCGGGTTCAGCAAGAGGCAGTTACAAATGAGTTAGCTTCGAACATCGAAAAGATGACTAACGACCCGAAATTTCCTGAGTTCGATAATGTCCGAGAAGACATGGCAGATATCATCGAAATTTCATCGAAAAAAGGGCTTTACTTGACTCTCGAACAGGCGTATACTCGCGCTATTGCGATGAACCCCGAAGTCAGTCAAAGAATGACTCAGCAAGCCGAACAAGCTAAGAGGTTAGCCGCAGCTAAGAGTTCCCACTCTAAAGCTCAGCGAGCCCTCGCGGCATCAAAATCGGTGGATGGAGCACCTGAAACTACTCTTACTGGGGCCAACCTCGTCAATGATCGGCGCGCCACCATTGCTGCGGCGTTTGATCAGCTAGAAGGAAGATGAACGTGCTTACTACATTCGTTCGTCGCATCCTTGGAGCTGGTTTGTATCCGCAGCCAGTAGGTCAGGATTTGCCAGATCCAGTTGCTAGGGTTAACCCCCCAGTAGTTGCTAATCCGGTAGGGGCTCCAACGCTGGAGCCTACTCCAAAACCTTCACAGGAGCAATAAATGGCATTCGCCAATTCCGCCATCAGCGACATCATCGCTACAACCATCCAGTCGCGTACCGGTGAAATCGCCGACAACGTGACTTCCAACAACGCGCTTCTAATGCGTCTAAAGCAGCGTGGCAACATCAAGACGTTCTCCGGCGGTAACACTATCCTGCAGGAGCTCAGTTTCTCATCGAACGGCAACGCCGGCTGGTACTCGGGATATGAGACCCTGCCCATCGCTGCCCAGGATGTGATCAGCTCGGCCGAGTACACGATCAAGCAAGCGGCGTGCCCGGTCACTATCAGTGGCTTGGAACAGCTCCAGAATGCGGGCAAAGAGCGAATCATCGATCTGCTCGACTCCCGTATGGAAGTTGCCGAATCGTCGATGGCCAATCTGATCGCTTCGGGTCTGTACAGCGACGGCACTGCCGCCGGTGGCAAGCAGATCGATGGTTTGCTGAAGCAGGTGAGCACGACTCCCACCAACGTCGTCGGCGGCATCGACCGCAACACATGGTTGTTCTTCCGCAACCAGTACTTCCGGTGCACCACGACCGGCGGCGCTGCGATGTCAGCGACCAATGTGCAGACGTACTTCAACCGTATGTGGGCATCCCTGGTTCGCGGCAATGACCGCCCGGACCTGATTTTGGTCGACAACATCACCTGGTCGTTTTATATGGCCAGCCTGCAGGCGATCCAACGTTTCACCGGGACGGAAACCGCCAAGCTCGGCTTCGTGAGCATCAAGTTCATGGACGCGGATGTGGTGCTCGACGGCGGCATGCAGATCAACTGGACCTCCACCGGCGCGACGGGCACTACCCCCTCGGCGGTTCCGGCCACCAGTGCGTACTTCCTGAACACGAAGTACATATTCTATCGTCCGCACTCGGCGCGCAACATGGTTCCCCTGTCCCCAGGAACACGGTACTCCGTGAACCAGGATGCGGCCACCCAAATCATGGCGTGGGCGGGTAACCTGACGTCGTCTGGCCTCCAGTTCCAAGGCCGGATGGACAACACCTGATCCATAACCTAGTTTTCAAGGAGAAATCTCATGGGACAAGCAGTCATTGGTATCAACCCAACACAAATCTCTGCTGCTAGCGCAGTTCCAGAGTACCGTGCTGGGTCTGTCGGGGGGTATGATGACCCCGTTCTGGGCTATCAGGAATTCGTCTATGGCATGGCGACAGCGGCTATCACCGGAGCTGGCTACGTATGCGTGGAAGGCATCCTGAACGCCAACTTCAGCATGATCACTACGGCCAACACGGCGGCGGGTCAGTTGGGGGGGCATGGCTCGCGCGTCGGGGTTGCAATGGCCGCCATTCCGATCAACCAGTATGGTTGGATCCAAGTATGGGGCAAGGCAAACATCCGTACCGCTGCCTCGGCAGCTTTGGGAACTCGTCTCAATACTACGGCCACGGCTGGCGTGGTTGACGACGATGGTACAGCAGGCGCCCGTCCTGTCTTGGGCGCCGTTCTCAAGACGGCTACGGGTGGAGCTGAGGCCACTAATGCTGACGGTCGCCTTTGCTATCCGTCTGTCGGTCTGACGATCTAATCCAACGGGGACCGAATCGTGGATTGATAGCGGGCCTCTACTGAGGTACCAACCACCGGCCCCCCCTTCACTTCAACTAGGAACATACCCATGTCCACCGAAACGCTTGACTTCGCCATGAACTTCGAACAGAATGAACAGTCGGATGCCGACAAGAAGCTCTTGGTAGTATTTTACCGTGACATCATCAAAAATGAGCCCAAGTCTATTGACGCCGGTCGGCCCATCTTCGACGAAATTGATCTCGTCAAGATTATCTCACCGGGTTCGCGCGACTCGTTCATCGGTGATGCGACGGAAGAATACAAGCAACGTTTTCCTACACAATGGGCTCGCTACAAGGCTGGGCGCGACCAGCAGATTGGCAACGGAACTCCGCTCAACCAACTTCCTTGGCTGAGCATTGCTCAAATCGCTGAGTTCAATGCCCTCGGGTGCCACACTATTGAGCATCTAGTTGGTATGCCCGACTCGGTGTCTCAGAAGTTCATGGGGCATCTTCAGATTAAGACTCGCGCCCAGGCTTACTTGGACGCCGCCAAGGAAATGGGGCCATCGCTGCGTATGCAGGAAGAACTGCACCGCAAAGATCAGCAGATCGCTGAACTCACGGCTACTGTCAATAAGATGGTCGAAGCAATGAAGGCTCAGCAAGAGAAAGCGAGCGCGTAATGACGTACTGGACAGGCCTTCAGATAGCGAATCAAATCGCTGGAGAGCTGGGGCTTACCCAGCCTGCGACTATCGTTGGCCTGACTGACGTGCAGTCTGTTCAGATTCTATCCATGATTAACTCTGCAGGTAATGAGTTACTCATGTACTATCCTTGGGAACAACTTGCTAAGAAGTTTAACATAAACTTAGTTGCTGCTCAAGAAGATTACGTCTTACCTACTGACTACTCCTATTTCAGGGATCAAACTCAGTGGGATTCAACCAACCATTGGCCTTTGCTAGGCCCAAAGTCAGCCCAAGAATGGGCCTGGCTTAAGAATTCATTTGTCGCCTCCCTCCCGCGCATGCGTTATCGCATCCAAGGTGGCAAGTTCAAAGTATTTCCCATACCTCCTGTTGGCACTTCTCAGATTTTCTACATGGAGTACATCAGTAATTACTGGGTTCGTGCGACAGCTTCGGTCGATCCTGATAAGCAAATGATTTCGTTGGACACAGATGTTGTTCATTACGATCCTTGGCTTATGGTTAAATTTGTGAAGTACAAGTTTTATAGTTTGAAGGGTTTTAACACGGGCGATGTACAAGCAGAATTCATGCGCGTGTTCGAGAATCTAACCGGCAAAGATACTGGGGCTGAGAAACTCAGTCTCGCTCCTCAATTCCAAACTCCGTACATCGGTCCTTGGTCTATTCCTGACGGTTCTTGGCCTCTGTAATGTTTCGTTCGTCCCCCGCTCCTGACTTTTTCAAGCCTCTTACTATAGCTGCCCCCGTAGGTGGTCTTAACGCCTATGATTCCATAGCAGCTATGGCAGAAACTGACGCGCTCATTTTACAAAATTGGTGGCCCCAACCTTATGGGTGCTCCGTTCGTAAAGGGTATGTTGCGTGGTCTACTGGCCTTCCTGGTTCAGTACAAACCCTAGCTGGGTGGAATTCTCCTACAGGGACAAGTAAGCTATTTGCTTGGTCCGTAACTGGCATGTACGATATCACTAGCCGCGCGGTAGTTGGCGCAGCTATAGTGTCCGGGCTATCTAATGCCCTATGGGAGACTGTAAATCTGGCTAACTCTGCGGGTAATAACCTAATATGTGTTAATGGTATAGATGATGGTATCATCTATAAGCTTGCTGGAGTAGCTAGACTTACGCTTGGGGATGGCATAGTAGCCAATACTTGGGCGGGTCTAAACCCAGCTAACGCGGTTCAACTTACAGTACATCAACACCGGCTCTGGGCTGTTAAAAAGGACAGCACTACGGGTTGGTACCTACCTCCTGATGCAGTTCAGGGTACTTTCGTTTCATTTGACTTTGGTCCCCTATTTTCAAGGGGGGGATTTCTTCAGTTCCTATCTACGTGGACCCTCGACGATGGGAATGGGGCTGAGGACCATTTAGTGGCGGTATCCTCTGAAGGGGAAGCCGTTGTATTCTCAGGTACTGATCCTTCGTCAGACACTACTTGGGCTTTGGTAGGGGT